CAAGGCAACCTTAGTCAATCGTGATATTTCAGCATTTGAGCTATCGTCGCTTTCGTGAATCTTTAAATCTTGCTTTACCTCCGTTAGAGGGATGAGATTGGTATATGTTTTTATTTTAGATATATACATCGTTAACTTTACTTACACATATAAATACAGTTGATAGCAAGAAAAAAGGCCGGTATTACTACCGACCTTCAAAAAAGAAAAAAAATAAACCAAAAAATTATGTCAATAAGTTAACGTTTTTAATAACTGCTATTTTGTTAGCGTCAAGATAGCTACCGTCTGCCATTGCTGAAGCGATAAGCAATACGTTGCCCTTTCTTGCTAATGTTGCATCGGTAATCATTTGAATTGAAACACCAGTGGACCAATATGCTTGAGCAACCGCACCGGCAGTAATTAAATAACCGTGGTTGGCATTAGATTGGAGTGTTGAACGTTTGGCAGCATAGCCGTTTACCATACCATCCTTCCAAACAAATTCACCACTACCTGAGTCTTTCTTGCTATTCTTTGCTCTAGCAGTACCAGAACTAGAGAATATATATCCTGAAGGAGCACCGACTAAAGCAGCTTCCATTTGAATTGTTGCGTTGTGGAATGTAGTTGTTACACCAGTTGCACCAGATGCGATTGCAGTAAGAGTACTAAATGTGTCGATAGTTCTTTTTTCAAGAGCTTTATCAACAGCATATTTCAATTCATCCATCAAATTCTGAATGTTTTCAGGCTTGCTAGAATTCAAGAAAACTTTTGATACTTCTATTGAAGCACTTACAAAAGTAGGTGTCAAGGTTTTCTTTGCAGATGTTAAAGCCTGGTCAGAAACGCTATTATCTTCTGTACCGAAAGTACCAACGATCTGAGATATCGAAGGGAAATCAATTGCACCAGATTCAAAGTACCAAGTTTTTACTCCTAATGAAGGTAATACCAAATCAGAATCATTAATTGAAAGTCCTGCATTTTGGTCAGTAAATTTGAATTGCGAATTTGAGCTGGTTGTTACCGTAGAACGTTTATTTAATTCATCAAACGGAATTACAAATTTTTCGCCCGCTTTCTCTCCTGAAAGGAATGAACGGAATTCGGTTACAAGGTTAACGTCTTTCTTTTCGTTTTTATTGAAAGCCTGCTTCGCTTCTTGTCTTTCTTGCTCATCTTGAAATTGCAAGTCGGAAATTCTTGTATTGAAGTCAGCGACTTCTTTTTTAAGTGCATCGATTTTTGATCTTTCTTCTGCACCTATTGTTTCTTTAGCGTTCAACTCCTTTAAATCATTAAGAGCCTTAGCGCGTTTTTCTATTAAGTTTTTAATCACTTCATTTTGTTTGCTACTTTTTGTTTTGCCGAAAGTGCATAACCGGCTAAAATTATTTTATCATAAATACTTACTCGTTGATTGAAATTTCATTTTCCAAAAGAAAAATTTCGTTGTTTATCTTTTCTTTTTCAGCCTCTCTGTTTTCTTCTTTGAGTTCTTCTGATTCAATCAAGTCAGATAGATTACGGGCTATGCTCACAGTTTTTGCATACGCGCCATCAACTACATTTGAAGTGTCATGGAGGCCGGTTATAGCTACTATAGTTCTGAGTATAGTTCCATCAGGACGTTTTGTCCAAACTTCACCGGTCTCGTCTAATGTGAATACGAATGAGGATTCGTAATAGTCACCACGACTAACCATTTCATAAAGGTCGTTTCCTATTGTGGTATTAGGTACTTCGAATCGGTATTTTAAACCATAGTCATCAACCGACAATTGAAGTGTACCGCTTGTTGTACGAGCTAACATTTTACTTCTATCGTGGTCGATAGTGTGTATTACATTCAGATTCGGGTCGGCAAGAACTGTATCAAAAGCACCGGGTTGAATTATTTCAGTAAATTCGATCATTCTGCCATTGTGATATTCAACGAGTAATTTCGATTCGTTATTGAAAGTAGCTGCATATCCTTCTATATATCTTTGTCCGGTATCACCGGTGATAGCACGTACATTTATTTTTTGGTCGCGTAATGAGATTGTACGTTTCTCTTTAATTGATTTGAGTATCATTATTATTTGATGTTGTGTTAAAATTATTATTTACAGGAGTGCCTAATGGTTGATATTGTACTTGGGCATAATACATGTCCATTTCAGGTTGATCTATTCTTTCCAGATTAAATTCTTTGCGAACTTCATTCGGAGACAAAGCACCCATATTGTTAAGAGTTTTAGCAACGTTTGCCTTTGTCATTAAATCGGTATCCATAAGTGGTTTAAAATCAAATTCTATAGTTATACCGTTTACTCGCTCGTCTATTGAAAGTAACTTAGATTCAAGTTCGCAACGTATAATATTCGCGAGGCCACCAAGGACTTGATTTCTGAAGTTCAATTGTTGTTGTTCGAAGTTCGTGTAATTACTGTTGGACTTCCCTAGCAAGAATGTAGGTATACCAAACAAAGCAGCAATTGAAGATTCAGTATATCCGGCAATCTCCAAGAAATTTAGATCGCTTGGATTAATTTTCAATTCGCGTAATTTATACATTGGAGGTACGACCAGTACTTGTCCTGCATTACTGTACCCCGCTATTTCACTTTGAATTTTTTCAAGGTATTCGTCCTTCTTTACTTTTGTTGTCGAAAGTGCTGTTTCAAAATCGACTTCAAAATATTTGGTTGAAAATGTATTATTAGTGAATAAAGTATCGGTAGTCTTTTCGCTTTTGTACTGAAGATTGATTTCACTTTTTAAGCTTTGTATAGGATTTAATCCATAAATGCCATCCTTACTTAGTAGTTTGAAATGCAGAATCTCTGTACTTCTAAAAGGTTTTTCAAAGTCTTCAATCAAATACCACATATTTCCACCTACTATGCTTATGCTTACATCATCAGGATTAACCAACATCAATTCCTTTCCGTTGATAATGGCATAAGCATTACCGGTGAAGTATAGTTGTGAAACAACCAAAGAAATCCAATTTTGATAGCTATATATTGATTGTGGTTGATAACGTAAAGTAGGATAGTAATAATGTTGCTTGTTAATTGTCTTGTTGTTCCCATTTTCGTTATAGATAACAACCGGTAGCCTGCTAATATTGGATGCAAGAATCGAAATACAGGTATAGACAGTACTGATTAATTCTGCCTTATTTAAGTCGAAATTACCAACTTGATTGAACGCTTGTAATTGCTTATTCTTTAGGTACTCGTTTCTGTCAGGAACGACTATGCTTTTTACGTCATTAACTGCTGGAAATATTCTTTGAAAGATATTCATTAACAAAAAACGGGTGCTATTTTCTCCCGTGTTAATAAATACTTATGATATTACCAATTGTCTAAAAGAGCGTTCATCTTATCAAAATTATCCAACCAGTACCCTGCCATCGCTATATTTTGTGCTATCCATGCATCGATAGAATGACCTTTCTTATTCTTCTGCAATTGAATGTCGTTTTTAAAGGAGGTATATAGATTTATATTCCCTGCTTGCCATTTCGTACAGAGATTCTTTTCAATAAAGTATTCCCCTGAAATGATCTTTCTTTCAAGATATTTTAAAGGCTGCGAAAGGGTTCCGATATTCTGAGCAATTGGTACACAATTAAGACCTTTTGCTTCGAGTCGGTGCATTATCTGTTTGCTGTTGTAGCGATCATAATACACTCCTTGTACCTTGTATTTATTCGAAAGATCAATTAAGATTTCTTCAACTAACGATTCGTCAAGTACAGGAGTCTGACAACGTATAACGCATTCAGTTGATGCAGAATAATTATAGTCGTGGTCGATGAAGTCTTGAAGGTCTTTGACAAACAGCCTGTTTAAATCAATCTCATTTCCCTTAATGAAATTCCTTTCACAATTCGGCATTATATTGATTGTCTTCGTGTAAAATTTTTCATCAACTTCCGCAAGTAATGCGATAGACGTTAGGTCAACATTAGATGAGAGGTCAACACCTACCCAACATTTACTACCTGATGGTACAAGGTGATTATCGCACATACTATTATTAAGTACTTCGTTGTCGATAAAAGGTGCTTCAAGACCAGCTTCCCGCCAATAGTTTAAAGTTTCTGTTTTGAAGGTTTCAAGGTTTGAGGGGTATATCTTTGTCTTGTTGTACTCTTTCTTGAGGTCTTCAATATTTCCCATCAACTCTATTGATGGATTCGATTTTCTCCATAGTTCTGGTTGTGATAGCTCTTTTTTATCGTCCTGTTGGAATAGGTAAATGAACATTTCATCATCATCAATGTCTCCATTTAATATTTTAATGCATGGTTGATAAAGGTCTTCATAACCTTTCATATCCTTAGAGGACACTGTACCAATAGAAAATTGAATTGGGTTTTTCCTTGCTCCTGATTTCCGTTTAGCTACGTATCTAATATCAAGGTCTTGGTACAGGAATATTTCATCCAGAATCGAAGCACTCAGGTTGGTACCTTGAATTTTTTCTGTTTCGTTTGTCAGCACTAATATACTGTTGGTACTCTTGGGTTGTTTATTGTAAACGGTCGAATGTGTAATATTGAATAACTTCGTAATAGCTGGTGATGATTCTATTATCTGCTTTGAATAATCTAAAATCAACTTCGATTGCTTAGTTGTAGGAGATATAATTGCAACTGTTGCGTTTAATTCCTGATCTGCCAGCACTTCCAATAAGGCAAGGGTAACGATTAATGTACTTTTCCCTTGCTTTCCAGCTGATGAAATAACCGCTTCTTTTGTCACCCTTTCATCCGTGTTCGGATAGTAAAGGCAATAACAGGAAGCTACAAGAAATACTTGCCACGGAGCTAATTGAATTTGTTTTGTTTCATTCTTGAAAGGTATATTTATAAGCGAAAAAAACTTCAGAATCCGCTTTAGTTCGCTCTCACGGTATTCGTATTTTTCACGAAAATGGATAAATCTTTCAACTGATTTTCGTTCATATATGCCCACTATAGCAGTACCACCGGTAACGCTGTAAATATAGTCTTGGAGTTTTTTTATGTGAATTTTTATGTATTCCTCTGATGGCATCAGAGATAAATACTTTGACTTAGGTATTAATTTTTTTAGTAGTTTTAAATTAATGTCAAAATATATAATGCTATGAAGGATTTATTTAAACCAGAACATCTTTATGGGCGCATACTACAATATATGTACAATCAGCCAGATAAGCGATTTGATTTAACGCATTTGCAAGACCAATTTAAAGGGGATGCGACTTATCTTGCTACTGTATTAAGATGGTTGACTTCCGATACTTTGATTGTAGAAGATGAAGATTTTACTGTACCTATTTACAGGATTTCCTATACTGGTTTTCGATTCATTCGTGAATTGGAAGATTCTTATGAAGCAAAAAGAAATGCTTTATGGGCAAACCGAATTAGTATATCGGCTCTTATAGTTAGCGCAATAGCACTTATATGGGATTTATGCTAACCTGCCATTAGCTTGTTGAAATCAGACAATGGGTCTTCATCAGTATTCATCTTCAACTTTGCGCGATCTTGTGGAGCGATAGCCAACTGTCGATATATACTTTGTACGTTGCGTGTGCATTTATGTACAACAGATACTGATTGATTTAATTGGTAAAATGGGTCACCATCAGCACGAACGTTTATTTGAATACCTCTTGTTTTAATGTCTTCTTTAGCCTCGTCCATTAAAAGCATTTGGTATTCTAATTCATCCAACAATGTGAGGTCTGTATTTTCAAATAGTTTCTTTTCCTTCAATAATTCTATGATTGAATTTTTCAGCGATGTATAATCTTTAACCGCTTTTTGTATTTCTTTTTTCTTTGCCATGTTTATAAATACTGACCAGTACTAAAAAAGAATGGGGTAGGGGTAAAATACCCGTCCACTATGAAAAATTTTGACTCGTATGTTGCGGAGACGTTGGGGCGGTGATTTGGCTGGAAAACAATATTTTAAAATTTATTTCCCCCCGTTGACGGAAAAAATTACCTTTAGGCAAAACAAAGCAGCTTATGAAAAAGAAAATGACACAAGCACAGATGATGAAAAGGATAGATTTACTGTATGAGAACTTAAAAATTCTAAAAAGGGAATTGCGAAAAAAATCTTTATCACCCGAAACATTAGATGAATATCGAGAGCGTTATGTAGAGTTACTTAATGCTAAAATTGGTGAGAGCTTTAAACGCAAATAATCTAAAACATTAGTAAGAAATCTATATACCCTTCAATATCCCTTTGCTTCTTTGCCTTTTTTTCTTCAGCAGTTACTTTACTGTGGCATGACTTACAAAGTAATTCGAGGTTATCTGGGTCAAGTCGTAATGCATAATTTTCTTGTAGCGGTATAATGTGATTCACTTCGGTGCCAGCAGTAGTAATACCCATGCTTTCACATCTTGTACAGATACCACGTTGAAGTATGTAAGATCGCAGTCGTTTCCACTTTTCCGATTGATAAAATCGTTGAAACTTCGCCCGCTGACTGAAGGGATCAACAGGTTTATTTTCTTTTTTTATCCACCATGCTTTTTTCATTTGGGTCAAGTCTGAATAAGATATTATTTATTCTGTATAGTGTTATCGCTTTTCTACAGTTAACTCGTTCTTTGGTTTGCTTGATCTGATCAAGGAGTTTTGACTTGTCGTGTTCCATCTAGGTATTCTTTGTAAGTTATTCTTTTAAAATTAGTTTTGTTGATTATAAATACTGCCTCATAAAGTTCTAACGAACGTATTTCTTTTTCTTTGCTCGCCTTTGAATAATTGTACATATCTGCTGTAGCAGCAATTACAGTATAGAATAATTGATTTGGCATATTCTCGTATAAGAAGAACTGGTATTGAAGATCAAATATGAAGTAGTAGTCATCGTATTCAAGTATAAATAAAGTATAGTTACCGGCTTTGTATGCTCTATACAACGTTTCAAATTTTATTCTTTCGATGAAGGTATTAAAATACTTTGTTGAAAGTATATTTCGTCTTTTATATTCACCAAAAACGTTTTTTGTCTCGGCACTAATAAAGTATAAATCAAAGGCTGAATTTTCATTTGGATTTGTCGTTAAAAATAAAGAGTGATTGAAATCATAGTTATTGAATAAATTATTAATCAAATGCCTTTCTTCATTTTGGATTCGATCAAAGTAGTCTTGTCTTGTCTCTTGCATATTTTGTTTTATTGTTTTCCTTTTTTCTTAATCACGGTGTGATAATAATTATGATAATATTTTTTTGCATACTCTCTCATGCGATCCGTGTTTTTCATGTACCACTTTCTGTTATATGCTTTCCTGTTTTTAATGTTGACTTTATTGTAGTGCCGATAATATGCGTTGCGTCTATTCTTTCTATACTCTGAAAGTAATTCGGCATAACGCATCTGTTCATCTTCAGAAAAATTCTGTGCTAAACGAGTTAATTGATTCTTGCTTATTTTGAAATATACATTAGGTATATAATTAGTCTGGTCTATCTTGCCAAAAATTGTTTCGAAGTCGGTTGACAGATATATATTGAAATAAGTGAGTGAGTCCTCAAGGAAACAATGGAAGGAAAATAAGTCTTCTGTTATCGGTTGGGGAGATATTCTCGCGGATAGGATTTTATTTCTTGTCATAAAGTACTCTTATAATTCTAAATACTTTATAATTCTGAAAAAGATATTTATTCCGAGATTTTTTTAATTAAGAAAGGCGAAATTTTAATTAAGAATTTGCTGCAACGAAAAAAACGCGAAGCCTGTTAGGTCGCGTGTTTTTTCTCATAGATAGACGCTAACCTTTTAGGTTGTATTTACATTTTTTATCCTTACCATAGATACATTTTCCTTTTGTTATTCTAAATAATTTACCACAGTTTAAGCATCTCTCACTTTCACTTTGTACCATTCCATCTTGATTTTTTATTACCAAGTTGGACTCATTTTGAATGTTTATTTTTGAATTTTCATTTTGTGATGCGGCCAAATTCCTTTCGGCGGCATTCACATTTTCCTCTTCTTTTAACATAAATTCTTAATTAAAATTTTATATACTCTATATTCAATCGAAACGCTCACCCCTATATATTACTTATAGAAGTGAGCGTTTTTTGTTTTGTATACTACATATACGATGGAACAGGCAAAAAGGTTATTCAAAATGCCATTTTTTTTGCATTAGTCGGTCGGATGCGCTATGCTCAGAGGTGTTTAGGTGTGAAATAAAGAATATTAATATAAGTGATAATAGTAGCTATATGGCGTACCCCTGTACGTGCTATTGGCTTCGATTTATCTAATAATTTAATTTCATTTGAATTTGAGGATAGAACGGGTATACCAGATTTTGAAAGAAAAATTTTATACATAAATCAATTTTTGCAGACGTTTCACGTATTTATTATTGAGAAATTCAAAAATCTCATCTCAGTATTATGTTTTAGGTTGGGGATGTTCGAAAATCCCCAATCATCTTTTAAAAACAAATAATGAGGATACACATAATATTGAGGTTCACAGCTACCCACCAAAAGGCTGGAAATATTTATGAAAATTGAAATTTTTAATCCCCAAAGACCTTAACCTTGAACAGTTAATACTTGCCAAAGAACAGCATCTTGTTTTCAGAAGAATTACCGTCAATGGTAAACGTAAATTCGAAAAAACTCTAACAAAATCTAAATCTTTATTAAAACATATCCCGTACTGTTATTATATAATTGATCTTATAATTAAGAGACAAAGGGAGGTTAAAAATAACAATTTCGGTTATGTAAATCTTCGTAGTGAGTTATTGGATAAGGTTATTCCTCATACTACCAGAATAATGATTCTTTCTTTATTAGAAGAATTGAATATTATCCAAATTAATCATTCGTACCAAATTAATGAATACAGTAAATCCTATAAATTGAATCCTATGTATGATATATCAACTCTATTTACAGTTGATTTTGATATAGATATTAAAAAAGGATACTACATAGGTGATAATATAAGTATTAAAAAAGGATACTACATAGATGATGATAATAAAGATAAAGAGGTAAGGAAATCCCTATGTAGTATCCTTTTTGAAAAATCAGGTAAGATTGAAAAGAAAACACTCAAACAAAGAGACAATAAAACTAATGACCTCTTATCCTTAACTGAATACTCTTACCAGCAGAAGAACATATTCAATTTGAATCTTGATTATGAATCAATCGAAAAGGATAACAAGAAATCTGAATTGTTACCCTTATTGGAAAAAGTTAGTAATGGTAATTTATCTATTAATCTTAATAATAGTGTTAATCGCGTATTTTCACCTATCACCAATCTGAAGAAAGAATACCGTAAATACATCGTTGATACTTCAGGAAATAGCCTCACAGAGATCGACTTCAAATCGTCCCATATATTTCACCTCATCAAAATAATAACTGATTCTACGCCCTCTATTGAGCTATTAGACGAGGTCAATAGATTAAAGGAAATTGCGTTAAGTGATATATATGAATATGTTGCTATGCAGGGGAAAAAGATTGGTTATATATTAAACAGGCAGGAGGCAAAGCAATTGTTTATTGAATCCTTTCTTTATGGTATGTTTCCTAAAAGAAAAAGGAGTATTTGGGTGAATTCTCTTTTTCCGGCAGTGTCTGAATTTTTGAATACGAAGAATAGAAAACAAAGATCGATTGAAATTCAGAAATCGGAGTCGTATTTATTGAATAACAGAATATTCAAAAGGATAGCAATCGAATTACCCGATAGTATTAATTATGGAATATTCGATAGCATACTGGTTGAAAGAAAATATATTGATGAAGTATATCAGATAATGAAAGAGGAATCAGCCGGTTATTTTGGGTATCAAGTACCTATAACTACCAAGGGCAC